ATTTTTATCCTTTAGATTTATTTCTATAGTAACTATAGTTCCTGGAAAGTTTGAAGATAATTGTTTTGTGAAGATTCCAGTTGGCGTTGATTCCCAATATTCATTACCAGAACATATTTGTAGTTTTCCAGAATTCTTTTTAATAAATTCGTGTAAATACGCCAATCCTTTTCCACCACTTTTTCCGTTTATCATCGGCTTGGTAGAGTTGTCTTCGATTACAGCCCAAGAAATGGTATTATCAGGTGGTGCTTTGTGTAAGAAACTACTGTAAAATTCAATAACATTTTCTTGTATTGTATATCCTAAATTTACTATAGTAAATAATAATTTTTCTTTTGAAGGATAATGTTGTCCACAAGATAAAACTTCTTTGCAATTTCCGTGCATTGGTGCGTTCCCAAAAATTTCTTGAATGTTTAAGCTAATTTGTTTACGCAATCCAGAAGACATCTGCGGAAGTTTAGGATTTGACAAAAGATGATCGTCTACATATGCACCGAATTGTTTTCCTTCGTCAGGTTTAAATATTGAGTAGGATATAGTACTATTATATGTGTCCTTTATAGGATTGATTTTAAAATATGATCCAAAACCATTTTTCCCCCATAGAATGGAAAGTTGCTTTGATAAACTTCCATCGAGGTATTTCAAATTATGGGAAAATTTTTTACTTTCTATACATACGCCAATTATAGGCAATAGGTTTGCGTCGTACCACTTTAATTGTGAAAAATTAAAAATAACATCACACCTTTGGGTCGAATTTAAAAAAGGATTTAATAAATCAATTATTTTACAGTATCCTTCAAAGTTGCTATACACATGCGTTGGTAATAATATTTCCATACAATTCCTCTTTTGTGGTTTATCATTCAAAAAAAGCTTTCAATATACAATTCAATCAGCTTTATGATGATATCTGGTCATTTTGAATATTTGCTCAATAATAAAATCCTTGCATTTATCCTTTATTATAGAATAAAAAAGGTGTTGCCATAATGACAACACCTTTAAGATAATCCAAGCAACAAGATGGGCGGCGTATCCATCATCTCAGGTACTCTTACGAGTGTGTCGGGGGCCTTTCCGACCTTTGCTACTTGGTTATTACTCTATGTCATCATTATAAGAAAATATTCTCTGTTTGTCAAATTTTTTTAATCGGCCATTTTTAATCCCGTGTTGTAATTTTCCAGAAGTAATGGTATGTAATGTGGCAATATAGAGATAATCTGCTGTTACATCAAGCTTTATGCCTATTTGCACATTTTCACTCATTATTTTCACCAATTCAAAGCTCGTTCCTTTTTCGTTTGGATTCACTCCGATATAGTCGGGGCTTCAACAATAGAAGATAAAAAGGATAAATACGGAAGACATTCAGGATGTCTTTTTTCAATATGCTTCTGCAAACCTTCTGATTGATAGATAAAATCTTGCTTCAGGGGTATCGGAAGATACTTATTAAATTGAGGATTAAAAGGAGCGGCTATAAATATCTTTGGTTTCATCTTTACTCCTGATACGTAGTTCGATTAATTGTTTGTGGTATCCGGTCATTCTGGATATCTGCTCAACAGTAAACTCTCTGTATTCATCAAAGAAAGAATCCGGCAGCAGTAGCTCCATAGCAAACTTATTCGCTTATTATAAAACATCAATTCTCATCACAGCTAACTGTGGAATAAAATAGATCATATAATTATCCAAAGCGATATACTGCCCGTATTTGGAACGATAGCAGTCAATCACTTCAATGAGATAATCCTCCGGCACATCCAGATACTCAGCCATTTCATGAAGATTTCGGCAGCGGGCTTCATAGGATTTAATGATCCCGATCAGGCCAACCCGGAGGTTATAGCCGTAAAGCCTGGCACGGTATTCCTGTTTCCGGTTCATGGTGTCGTTCTGATCCAGGATGTTTCCGGTAGTGGTACAGTAATGTCCGATCTCTTCGGCCAGCACGCAGGACTTCTCGGCCTGGGTGGGAAGAGCCTGGTTAATGGCAATCCGATTTTTATATAATCGACCGCCATAACCAGGGATATGAGCTTCTTTAACAATTAGGCTCTCTGATTCAGACAAAATTAGTAGTTCTTCGTAGGTCAATAAGATCACCCGTTTCTTTGCAAAATAAAATTACAGCCCTAATTCCTTTATTAAATCTTCCTGAGAAAAAACGGCTCATAATCTGTAGAACCAGCTCTTTTAGCTTTTACAGCAGAGATTTCATCCGGTTCCAGAGCGACTTCTTCAATATTGTTAAGTGCAAAAGCGGCTTGGCTGGTAGTAAGTTTGAATTGTTCATGGATCAAATAAATCAATCCTTTCTATTAACAGAAGTAACGAATTTCTCCAAAATATTTTATCCAGGCACGTATAACATCATCATGCCGAGCTTCAATCATACGCATAATATTGCGGAGTGTATGGTTAGGAATTCGGGAATTATTATTACAGAGCAAACAGTTGCCAGTGCTGGTTATCCATATTTTGGTCGCATTGGCTTTGGGTGCACCCTTTGCAACGTGGATATGAACTGGTTCCAATGGTTCACTTTCATTTGTCCAAAAGTAAATCCAATATTCACCGAATCTAAAAATTTGAGGCATTGTCGAAGCCTCCTTCCTGAGAAAATTCCATAATTAAATGAGCCATAGAATGTATAATCTCATCGAACCGGTCAATTTCTTCATCTGAATATTGAAAGATTTCCTCCCAGTCATAACCAGGAAGCCAACAGGTGGCGTGCTTGAAACAGTACCTTTCATCGGGAGTTTCAATGTAAACTTTGACTTTTCCGTCTGCTTTCATTTCAGAGTGTGTAATTTCAGTGTCATCATTCAGTGTCATAAATGGATACATCATAATTTCATTTCTCCTTTCATTTTTGTTCCCAAAAAGAATCGTCCATCATAATATCATTCGCATGTTTCTTTTCTTCCTCAGTCGGGTTAAAAGCATGAGCGGCGTTAGGGATGAGTGCTTCCTCCATCTGCTGGGTGGAGAGCAGGTTCTTGGAGTAGGTGAGGACTTTTTTTTGGTTGTGGGCAGATAACTGTTCACATACTTCTATAATTTCTTTGCATTGAGAAGAACTTGGAACTACTTGGATTGAATCTATATTATCTTCAATAAGTTGTACAGATTGCTTGCCATCTAACATTTTTAATAAAGTATCTAATTCAATTCCCATGCCAGATGCAACTTTTGCCATAGAAGGCAACGTTGGAGAAATTGGCTTATTATTTCTTGGGTTAATATTGTTTTCCAGCATGGAAATATAACCTTTGCTTAGAGAACAAGCACTTGCAAATTCTCCTATTGTAATATTGTTACATTCACGATAGTTTTTTATAATATCACCTAATGTCATTGAATCACCTCTTTTTGTTTAGTATATTGTACAACATGTTGAAAAATAGTCAATAAAAATGTTCAACATGCTTGACAAAATAAAAATGGGGTGCTATGATACAAGCAGTTCAACATGATGAACGGAAAGGAGATGATTAACAAATGGGATATAAGATAAAAGAGTGCAGAAAAGAGAAAAAAATGTCTCAATGCGAATTGGCAGAAAAAAGTGGAGTATCACGAACTATTATATCTGGTTTAGAAAGTGGGGCAATCACAACAACTACGACAGGTACTCTTTTGAGGATAGCAAAAGCACTTAATAAAAAAGTATCAGAAATTTTTTTTGAAACATAGTTCAACATGTTGAAATAAATATTTAGAAAAAGGTGAGAAGAAACGAAAGACAATAATTTGCAGTACATTGCATTAACGATAGCCATTATTGCTTTAATAGCGCGATTATTGAAATGATAAGAGCTACTATTGCTATCCAGTTTTGTAAAAGATAAGCTATTAAGCTTTTTAAGTAATGCTGGAATGGGTGTAATACACGATATGCGACTGAAAACTGTGTTGTTAGGCCTTCGTCTATGTAAATGTATCCATTTTTAACTAAGTAATCAATAGACGCATTTACAGCAGAAATAGGTGCGATATCGCTAAAAGGATTGTCTATACCGGACGACACAACGGTTTGATTTTCAGAAGCTATAATTTTCTTAAGTATTTGTTTAGTTGTTTTATCCATAAAATACTCCTTTGAAATTTTATTTTAAATGAAAAGATATTCACAAGACAAATAATAGGAGAAACACAAGTAAAAGTCAACAATCCAGATCGTAAAGAATCAGCTTAGGAGGTGAGAGAAGTGATAACAGCAGTTTTTGTTATATCAACAGCGATATGCGCCGTAGGGTGGCTGGCTCGAAGCATTTCTTGTGCAGCACTTATCTATTATATCGAAAAAAGCGGATACAAACTTCCGGATAATCAGGATCTGGAAGAATGCACCCACTTCGCAGCAAAAAAGCTTTTTAAATTATAAGTTCAGTTTTTTTAAGACGAGGGATGTTATGGCGCTATTTGCTACATTGGATATTACATCCAAAGACATGGAACCGATGGTTGTAAAAACAGGTTTTAATTTTTGATCCCATACGGTTTCTGACCGGATTTTTTCAAGAAACTCATGTCCTTGAAAAGTCATATCATAAACTCGAAATGTAATCAACTGGCCAGTAGGTGATCGTTCGTATTGAGCGTTGATATAGCCACCCTCAAACAATTTAATGAGGGTATACAAAACTTGTTCACGATCATGTGATGACATAGAGTTTTGAAATTCATCAGCTTTGTACGCACCAATATGAAATGTTTCAAGTTCAAGTAAAACATCACGTATACAGTCAGGTGTTAATTGCATGATATTTTCTCCTTTTTGAGATACTCGGGCATGCCAGTGCCCTGTAAGAAAAGAATAGGAGAGAAACAGTAGAAAGTCAATATTTATGTCAGACCAAGAGGAGAATTAGGATGGAAAACATAAGAAAACCACAAATATTAATTCAGACAGATGGAATTACAAACACAAAAATTTTCATTGACGGAAAAGAGCTTCCGGGAGTTGCAGGAGTGAGATTTTCACAGAATTACAAAGAAAACAAAGGACTTCCTGTGTTACAGATCGACCTGAAAGCAACGAATGTTACGCTGGATGCAAAAATGCTCCCTGCATTGCCAGAACCATATAACAGACAATACATATCAATCAGTAAACTGCTTGCATCGGGTGTAATTCCTAAAGATAAAATGGTAGAGCTTTGCAGGGAGAATGGAATAGAACTGGTTTTAGATACTCTTTAATTCATCTGGAGCAGAAGCAAGAATAGGACATTCATCTTTACACGGAGATGAACAAGGCGATTCACTAATGCCTTTTTCCCATACATCAGTGTTGAAGATGTATGTGACCGATACCTTGATGTCCTTATTTACTTTTGGGCAAAAACCAGTTACAGAATAATTTCTTTCCATAAGAATCCTCCTTTCTCAGATACTCGGCATGCCAGTGCCTGTATTTATAGGATAGGAGTATACAGTTCGACAGTCAATGAAAGACGTTCGACAATTTGCTTAAATTTTTATAAAGAGGTGGAAAAAATGAACAGATTTGATCTCTTGAAACAGACAAATACAGATCTTGCAGCTCGCATAATTATAGAATTTGGAAAAAGATTCCACGATAATCCAGAAGCTTTAGTAGAACATCTGAAAGGCAAGATAACAGAAGAAGACCTGCGCCGGATTAATGATGCAGGTCGTAAGGAAGGGTTAAGACCGATCGTCTTTATTCATTGAATATCAGTAAATTAATTTGGTTAGAAAGGAACAAACCAAGATGAAAAAAGGAAAATACGAAAAGGCCGGAAGAAAAGCAATTAAAGCCAGAACATTACAATATTCATCCACAGATGAGCTGGCAATTCTTTCACTGAAAGTCTTAGATACGATAGTAGACAGTTCTAAAGACATTTCAGCGAAAGATGCCATGCTTGTCCTTAAAGATGCTGCGGATATATACCTGCAGTTTCAGGGTGTTTAGATTTCTCTAAATCTGGCTTTAGGTGTCTGGGATTTCAGATATTTAAGAATTTCTTTGTAGTTCTTCTTGTATTCGTCAACCAGAACATCTGCCGGAAGCTGTTTTCCAGCCATTCGGGCAACTGCCAGATCATGAGCGATCTGCTCGTTTGTCATAAAGAACCTCCTTCCATATGTACTCGGGTGTGTCAGCACCCTGTATACACAGAATAGGAGTGCACTGTCGAAACTGCAAGAAAAAGCGTTCGACAAAGTAGTAAAAATTCTATAAACACAATAAACACAATCTTCATACGATAAAACAGGAGGTGAACTAGATGGCAATTATCAAAGAAATCAAAAATGGATCCGGAGGAGTAATCCGGATCCATGACGACTACTGCAAGAACAATACTCCGGAAGACAACCAGAAGATCATAGATAACGTATCTCGGATAGTCAATGATTATTACATAAGAAAATCAGTGGGATAGAGGAGACGAATAAAGATGCAGAAGAACTTAATCATCAGCTGGTTACAGGTCAGCTCGTAGCATTACTTCCACTCTGGGACTGGGGCGATAAGCTCACATTCCTGACAGGAAGCATTTGTATAACGATCGTGGCCATGATAGCGATCACATGGCTGGAAGATACAATAAAAAGAGCCCTCACATCTGCAAATGTAAAGGGCTTAAACAACTAACCTGAAATAAGTATATCAAATTCACAGAAGAAATCAAGAGGTAAAAGAAAAAAAAGGCTCAGGCGTTGCACCGCTTGAGCCAGGACCATCCGGCCCCTGGAGCAAACTAGTTTACATAAAATATAACACCAGGGAGCCGGAAAGTCAAGCATCCGGCGGTTATGTACCGCTATATTTTTAACCTTTTTTGAGGGTCGGAAGACCCATTTAGGACTTGATAAAGATATTAAAGTTAGGACAAAAATATGGCTACGAGACGTAATGAATACACGTTCCGGGGTGGAGATCTCATCGAGAGAGAAGAGTATCATGACGGGAAGTATGGAGCAAAAGGCAAGAAGAGAGAAAAGAAGAAAACTCCAACCAGGGAAGATATGAAAAAAGTCAATGCAATGAATAAGGCCAAGAAAGCCAGGCATAAAATGCTCACGTATTTTGGCCCGGGAGATATCTTGGCCACGTGGGGCTATCTGGTGAAAAATCGCCCTGGAAGTATGAAAGAAGCTTTAGATGATTTTAAAAAAGCAATACGAATAGTGAGAAGAGAATACAAAAAAAGAGGGTATGAACTGTTCTGGATCAGAAATATAGAGAAAGGAACGAGAGGAGCCTGGCATATTCACATCATCGTTAATGAAATTGGTGATACAGCCAGTATCTTAGAAAAAGCCTGGCAGAAAGGCGGAACATGGGCTTGCGCGATAAAAAAGAGCCAGTATTACGATGAAGATTTCACAGAACTTGGGAATTACATAACAAAAGATGAAAATACTCAGGAAGAGAAAGAAGACGGAACGCTTGCAAAACCGAGAATTAAAGAAGCAAGCTACAACACTTCCAGGAATATGCCTCTGCCTAAACCACATGTAGACAAGCTCCGGAGATGGCAAAAAGAACCCAAGCCCAAAAAAGGTTATTACATAGCAAAAATTCACGAAGGAATTAACCCGAAAACAGGATACAAATACAGGCGATACACTATGTTCCGCTTAAAAGCACATACAGATATAGGATGGCTCGATAGAGCTACGGAAAAGATGCAGATTTGAAAAGAGAAGGAATTAACATGCAGCAAGTAAATGTTTTTATTGAGACAAGCAGCCGATTTCGTGGAAATGTGGAAAGAAAATGTGGATATGTGTTGTCAACTCAGCTCCGGACAGGGAAAGAGACAAGGGAGCATTTTGGAAGGGTAACTGGAACATATCATCAGGCCATATTACTCATCATGGTAGATGCGCTGGATCACATGACAAGAGCCTGTGATGTGTGTTTTTACATAAGCGATCTGTATGTTACAAGTCGCCTAGGAAAGATCACGGAAATGGCCGGATCCGGCTGGCTGGACACAAAAGGAAAGCCAATTACAAACAGAGAGGAATGGCGCAAACTGTTTAAAGCCATAAATCAGCTTCCGGATACACACAAAATCTCTGCAAAAACAGAGAAACACAGTTATTCCGCATGGCTGCGAGAGGAGATGAAGCACCGTGAATGTGGAAGAATACTGGGGCAGGGGCTGGAGCCTGCGCCCGGAACAGGACATATTAACAATGGAATGTCTGGGTACCATTACTAAATCAGGTATCCGGTTTACATACTATAAAGACGAAAAAGGAGGAATATGGTTTGATGATGAACGATCGGAGGAAAACCAGAATGGATGCAGAGAGCAGACAAGGAACGAAGACGAAGGCATAGACGGCATCCTTGAGGAATTAATGGCATATGTCTGCGATGAATTGTGCAGGTTTCGAGAAGAAATGCAGGGAGATTTGATGGACAGGATATGCGGACGCTGCGGATTACAACAGTATACTGACAGAATCCGGGAGGAATATGAGAAGATCAATAACTTTGATAAGAGCCAGACCGGTCAGCTTATGAACAGATATCGTAAGATCACACTCTGCAAAGACTGCAGGTACAGGGCTAAAGGAAAGTCAGGATATCACTATTGTAGAGCAGGGTTTGGCCTTCCAGTTGTACCGTTGAGAGAAAATGATGGATGCAGCAGGGGAGAGGAAAGATAAGGAGGATATCATGAGAACAATAGCAATCATCAATTTAAAGGGCGGTGTGGCCAAGACTACATCAAGCATTAACATCGCATACATACTGATGCGGAAAGGATATAAGGTGCTTCTGGTTGATAATGACAAGCAGGGGGACTGTTCACGTGGAATGAACCGCCGTACCCAGGATGGGGAAGGAATCGACCGGATCATGGTAGACCGGCATCCGGATATGGAAAAGCTGATCAACAAGACTGACTATCTGCATCTGGATATCATCACAGCAAACCTCGGTCTCCTGACTGCAAACATGGAAGTGACCATGGACCGTGTACGCCCACAGCAGAACCGGTTGAGAAAGGCGCTGCAGCAGGTAGCCGATAATTACGATTTCTGCGTGATCGATAATGCTCCGGATATCAATGTGTCGGTGATCAACGCCCTGACTGCCGCAGACGATGTCCTGATCCCGGTGGAAGTAGATGATAACACACTGGAAGGTATGAACGAGCTTCTGGATCAGATTGATGATGTAAAAGAAGAATTGAATCCGGATCTGAAGAACGTGCGCTGCTTTATAACAAAATATCAGAAATTCAACCAGGCGCACCTGCAGGGAGCGGAGATCATCGAAGAACAGTACCCGATCATGAGAACGAAGATACGCTTTTCTGGTGTAGTAGCAAGGAGCACATTCGTGCGCATGCCTGTAGCATTGCACAGTCCCAGATCAGCGGCAGCAGAAGACTATGAAACCCTCGTAAATGAGTACCTGGATATGATTGGAGATGAAGACGATGGCGAAATTTGACTTGAAAGGCCTTCTCAATGACAGATCAGTCCCGGACCGGCAGCAGGACCAGAAGATTGTATACCGGAATCCAAAAGATCTGATCCCGTCAGAAGAAAACTTCTACAACACAGAGAAGCTTGAAAGACTGAAACAGTCGATCAAGCTTCTGGGAATCCTACAGCCGCTCCTGATCGAAAACCAGGACGGAAAAGACTATGTAATAGCAGGCCATTGCCGCCGGAAGTGCTGCATTGACCTGATCAACGAAGGAAACGAGAAATTCAGCCGGATTCCTTGTATATACAAGACCTCATCTGAACTGGAACAGGATGCAGGCCAGGAAGACGACATCGTACGCCAGATCATGATCATCCAGGCCAACTGTTACCGTGATAAGTCCGACTGGGAAAAAATGACAGAAACGCTCAAGATGGAAGAACTCGTGAAGGAACTCCGTGAGAAGACGCCGATGGAAGGAAAGACCAGGGATATATTAAAAGACCTGATCGGAACGTCAAACGGTCAGCTGGGAAGATATCATGCAATCAGCACAAATCTCTGCGGACAGCTCATGTCAGAATTTGCAGAAGACAAAATCAAGATATCCGTAGCCTATGAAGTATCAAAGCTAAATAAGGAATATCAGAAACAGGCCTGCAAATTGTATTCAGAAACAGGAATCCTGACACTGGACGATATCAAAGCCCTGTACCGGCAGCAGGAAGCCGAGAAAGGTATCCCAGGACAGATGAGCATAGAAACAGCAACAGGCCAGAACCGTCCGCCAGAGAATGAGGTTCCGATTACACCAGAACTGCAGATAGAGCGCTTTTTCGAAGCCTTGAACAGAGGAGACAAAGAATATGTTCTTACGTGCAATGTAAATGCAACAACATATTTGCTTGAAACCAGGTATCAGAATGTCAGAATCAGAAACGGTAATTTTAATTATCAGGCAAATTCAACAGGAATTATGTTCAATCCTGGCAGTTACATGGAATGCACCTTTACCTGGAATGAACTAGCCCACGAACTGATAAAACGGTTTGGAAAGAAGCGGAAGCCAGTCAAGACGGTGTCCATAGATGCACCGGAGAATGCAGAAGACATAATATCAGCAGTAAAAGCATTCTGTGAGGCATATCCTGAAAAATTAAAAACAATTATGAGAATATGCCGGCAGTGTAATAACAATGGAGAAGCTGCCAGAGCAGTGCAAAAGAGAATTGCGCCGCATGGCCTCAACGGACGCACTGGACCTGAGGTAGGATATACGTTCATGGGCTTTAACGCAGGACTGGAAATTGAAATTGGAAAAGAAAAAGTGTCCATGAAGTACGGAAGACTGATTGCAGAAGTAAAGAAACTTTACGATCCATGGGATTCCAAGTTTGATGAAGAAGGACGCTGCCAATCGGTAGCGGAAACACCAGACGAAAAGCAGCACGATTTTGTTGAAGATACCAAAATCGCAGACCATCCCGGTGAAGTCACCGCATTGCCGATTATGAAGAACAATGACCAGAGAAAAGAATGGTTGAGAAATTACAAAGTCTGGGGTCTTTGGTACGAAGATAAAAACATCGGTGTTAAGTACTACAAGTACGATTTCGAAAACGGTGCCCGTCTGATCGCTGAAGAATATGCACCAGATCCAGTCGACCGAAACAGCTGGTGGGTATCAAGATCAGAAACTTATTATATGCACCTTGTCGGAGGCCCGGAGCCAGAACGTAAGAATAACATACCGAAATGGACATATCATACACGATACAACAAATTTCCAAATTCAGAAACAGAGTTAGTTGAATTCTTGAAGGAATTACAGAAATAAGGGTATTTTCGAAAATCCGATTAACATATACGACCTGCCGCATGAGCCTGTCAGAAATGCGGCAGGGGAAAGGAGAGTGTCCGAATCGGACACATGCAAAATGAACTACGATAATTTGAAATTCCCAAAACAGGGGAAGAAAAAAAGAAAAAAACCCAAACTGGGGAAGTATCCATGCGAAAGACAGAAGGAGAGCATTATTCCAGGGGATAAAAAAGGCAGATGCTACATATGTGGGAGCCATGTAAATATACAGAACCACCACATATTTTTCGGAAATGGCAACAGAAAGAATTCAGATTATTGTGGCCTTACCGTACATCTGTGCCTGGAACACCATAAAGAAGGCAAGATGTCAGCTCACAAAAACAGGGAAGTTAATTATAGACTTAGACAGATAGCACAGAGGGCCTCGAAAGAGAGCATGGCAGCAGGGAACAGTTCATGAAAATCTTCGGAGAAAACTGCCTGGAGGAAGATGAAAAGAAGGATGTGTATGAATAAGAGACAGAAAAAGAAGTTATTCAAGAAAAGAGCAGGATTCTATCCGCCGGGAGGTCCCGACGTTTTGAGATTTCAGATCTGGACAGGAATTGGAATGACAAAAAGCAAGTGGAAGAAGTTCAATGAGACGCTGAAAGAAATTTTTGAAACAACAGAATATGACCATAATACCAGAAATGTAGAGAATTTCAATCAGCTGATGAGAAAGAGATGGAATAAAAATGGCAATCAAAAGAACTGTAGAAACAGACGTATACTGTGATATCTGTGGAGAATGGATTGCAGGTTGGAAATCTAATGACACAGGAGTCAGCAAAACTTGGGCAGCAGTATTTGCGAGAGAGAAAGGCTGTACAGTTGGAAAAAAGGTTGTTTGCAGAAACTGCAGGATCAAGAAAAGAATCCAGATATGCAGCATACAGCGCAAGATCGGAAGCGCAGGAATAGATAGCAATGGAATGTGCCTGGGGTTCGGAAGCGAAAAATGTAAACGGTGCTTTGCATGCACATCCTATGAACAGAAGGAGACGTTATGAAAAAAAGTTGGTCAGAATTGACAGAAGCCGAGATTAACAGAAACAAAAGAAACACTTGCGAGAAATGCCTATATTTTTCCAGAGACGGAAGTACAACCACAGCCGGATCCAGACACTGTGAATATTTGCTAATCACAGGTCACCGGAGGGGATGCAGTCCTCTGGAATGCAAGAAGAAAGGTATCTTCAAGGCAAGGTCAACCGGCCGGAGAAGAATAAACAGAGCATTTACAACCTCATAAAGGAGAAAATAAATCATGGTGTTAAGAATGGAACCAAGAAAAATAACAGATAGAGGCGGTTGGTTGTGCATGCCCCTAGTCAAGAACGTGCCGGAAGGCAAAGAAGGATGGGAAAAGGTGCATTGTCCCGTATGCGGAGAATTTTGTTGGAAAAGACCAGAGGACACCAGCGCGATCTATCACAGTAAACTTGATGGAGCGTGTTGTACGTTATGTGCATTAAAAAAGGAGTGGAATGAAAATGTCAAGAGTTAAGCCGGGAGGAAGATAATGGAAAAGACATGTAAAACCTGTATCAACAACGACAATGGTCTTTGTGATCGCAAAGGAATCCTTGTAGAAGATGAAGATTCCTGTGAGAAACACCGCGAGGATTGGAGAGAAGCTATGTTAAGACAATTTAATCGGAGAAGATAAAATGTGGAAAATAAGACTTATACTAATGATCATTTTATATTACTGTTTGGGGTTCTTCGTGTTAAGAGGAGACATTGCAGCTACAATAATGACAAGTACATTTATTTGTACATCATATTTAGAAGAAAGAAGGTGTGAAATGAGCTACAAGAACAACGAAGGTTATCCAGATCCGACAGCTGGTAAAGCGGTCCGGTCAGCAGGCAGGATGCCGACACACATTTATAACGCCTTTTGTGTCCTGAATAATACGGCAGGTCTGTTGGGACTGGAGATTACAGGCATACGGGATCGAAAGACAGGAAAAGAATGGAAGAAATAGAGAAAGCCGGGAGCATACACGTTCCCGGCTAAAAGCATCAGAAAGGGGAGGATACCATTGGAAACAGAAATCCAGAGAGAAAATGAAGAGAAGAAAGAATATCTGAAATCTTACCGCAGGGCAATAAGGAGAGAAAAGGATATCCTTGACGAGATCCAGCGTTTGAGATCAGATAAGATGTTCCCGTCTGTAGTTAATGACGGGATGCCGCGCGGCAGCAATCAGTCCGATCTGTCAGATTACATAGCTATTTTGGACGAACAGATCGAACTCCTGAAAGCAGAACGACTGGAAAAAGCCAGATGCTATCAGAAGATTGAGAGACAGATCAGTAAGATGAAAAATGAAGACGAGCAGGAAGTTCTGAGACTGAGATACATAACAGGACTGAAATGGGAGGAAGTGGCTTTACGAATGAATTACACCTGGAGATGGATACATAAAATCCATGGCCGGGCATTACAAAATTTCAAAATCTGAAAGAGTACATGGAAATACACTATTTGTTTATGATATCATTACAATGGATTTCAAAAAGAACAGATGGAATCCTCTTTTTATGAGCGCACTGCCAGGAAACAGGACCTGGCAGCAGTTATAGAACGTAGCTTAGTGGCAGAGCAACTGTGTTAACCAGAAATTGACTGATAAAGTCAATAGCGATGGTTCGAATCCATCCGTTCCAATTAGGCGTACACCCCCCACACCTGCATGACAAAACTCCGATTACATCACAAGAAGGCATCTGGCAGCAGTCAGGTGTCTTTTTGTGTAATGATTTATGGAAATAAGAAATATTTTGTAGTATGATGAAAGAAAAAACAAGTGGGGATGATATACATGCGGTTGAGTTCAGAAAACAAAACCATAATTAGTTCGGGAGTGGTTTTGGCATTTAAAGAAAATTCGAATGTTGTTTTTGATTTTACCGAGGACGGTCTTAAATTAAAGTTACGGCTTACATTTAAACGAAATGACGATTTAAAACAGACGATATTAGTTTTAAAAGACAATAAAAATCCTGAGTACATTGAATTCCAATGTACTAATTTTTCTGACACTGGAACCGGAACAAGCCAGCCGATAGAACTGGGAAATATTGGTGGGAAAAAGATATACTTGAATTTTTGGTCATATTTGGATGGAGATTTAAACGGAAAGGCCAGAACACGAAAAATTGAATATACGGTTTATCAGGAGGAAAGATAAGCGATGGGAGAAAAAGATTCTGGTGAAGTAAAAATAAATACAGAAATCACAGAATTGATTACGTCAGAAGGCTTTCGAGATATGCCGGAAAATATTCAGGAGAAAGCATTAAACTCGATTGAGAATAAAAATCAAAAAGAAGGTGGTTTCATGGGAAAACTTTTTGGTACTAAAAGAGAAAATGCATCTATGAATATAGCCTTTGCATTATGTGCTATATTATTATTTTTTGCGCTGTAGATATAATACACGCATTAACAGTGGGAAAAGCAGCGTATACAGAACTGGTGAAAAGCATTCTTCCGATAGTAACATTGACGTTAGGCTACATATTTGGAAAAGGCGAAAGATAGATATGTTTTAAAGCACATAAAGCAGTCCTTCGGGGCTGCTTTTCTAATGCCAATTTTCGTACAGCGTGCACGGCACCAGCATATACATACTTTACGCGTGGATTTACACTGTATGTAAGTGTTAGCGCACCTCCTTTCGGCGTGGCAGCAATCGGCTGTCACTATGGTGCCGGCAGGACTGTAATTTACAAATATCAAAAACGAAACGAATGAGAGGTGGTGAGGCTTGGCCAGAGCACCAGATAAAAGAATAGAACAAGCAAAAGCAATGTACCTGCAGGGACAGAAATTGGTTGAGATTGCAAGTCAACTAAATCTACCAGAAGGTACGGTCAGAAGATGGAAATGCACCCATAAATGGGATAGCGAACGTTCGGATAAAAATAACGACGTTCGGATAAGAAAAAAATAAAAAAAAGGAAGTCGCCTGAAAGAGAAGTCGAGCAGGTGATAGAAAACCCTGAATTGACCGATAAACAGCGGCTTTTTTGCATTTACTATAGCCGGTGTTTTAATGCCACGAAAGCATATCAGAAAGCATACAAAGCGGATTATCCAACAGCAGCGGCAAACGGACCGAGGATGCTAGGAAATGCTAGAGTAAAAGAAGAAATTTTAAGCCTAAAAAAAGAACGCCTTAATAGAGAATTCTTATCCGAAGCAGACATCTTTCAGAAATACATAGATATTGCATTTTCAGACATAACAGATTATGTAAAATTCGGTACAGAGGAAGCAACTGTAATGTCTATGTACGGACCGGTACAGATCGAGGATCCGCAGACCGGGGAAAAGAAACCACTTACCGAAACTGTAAATATAATCCATTTCCGGGATTCTTCCGAGGTGGATGGAACTATCATAAGTGAAGTGAAACACGGAAAAAATGGTTCCAGTATCAAACTTGCAGATAGAATGAAAGCTCTACAGTGGTTATCTGATCATATGGATCTGGGAACTGAGGAACAGAAAGCCAAGATTGCACAGATAAAAGCTCAGACAGAAATAATGAGATTGAAAGCTCAAACAGATAAAGATGAGGAAATGGAAGATGATGGATTCCTTGAAGCGTTAAAGGGAACTGCAGCAGAGGACTGGAAGAATGAAGAGACAGATATTTAAGTTCAAGCCATTCTCAAAGAAGCAAAGAATGACTTTGAATTGGTGGACAGATAACTCTCCAGTAAAAGATTACAATGGGATCATTGCTGATGGAGCAATCCGATCAGGAAAGACCATCAGTATGTCCTTGTCATTTGCCATATGGGCCATGAACAGTTTTAATGGTCAAAATTTTGCTATGTGTGGAAAGACTATAGGATCTTTCCGGCGAAATGTTCTGTTCTGGCTGAAACTGATGTTATTGTCAAGAGGATATTCCATCACGGATCACAGGGCAGACAATCTCCTGACTATCCGAAAAGATGGAAAAGAGAATTACTTTTACATTTTCGGTGGCAAGGACGAAAGATCTCAGGATCTCATCCAGGGAATCACATTGGCAGGTGTGTTCTTTGATGAGGTTGCCCTAATGCCGGAATCTTTTGTAAACCAGGCAACAGGCCGATGTTCTGTGAAAGGATCGAAGTTCTGGTTTAACTGTAATCCGGACGGTCCGTATCACTGGTTCAAACAGAACTGGATAGATAAATCCACCGGATACCTGGGAAAAGAAGAAACTGTTCGGAGAATACAGCAGGCAGCCGCGGAGGGGAAAGACCCAGGCCTGAAGGATATCCTGTATCTTCATTTCACCATGGATGATAACCTGTCCCTGGATGAAGAAATCAAGGCCAGATACCGGAGCATGTACGTTGGAGTATTCTTTAAACGTTACATCATGGGGCTTTGGGCGGCAGCAGAGGGAATCATCTACGACATGTTCGACGAGAACAAACATGTCCAGGATATCAAAGATTTCTATCAGCTGCTGATCAACGGGAATAGGTATGTTTCCTGTGACTATGGTACACAGAACGCCACAGTATTCCTGCTGTGGAACAAAGGAACCAACGGAAAATGGTACTGCATCCGGGAGTATTACTATTCCGGAAGAGAAAAAGGCAAACAGAAAACAGATTCCGAATATGCAGACGACCTGAAAGAGTGGCTGGATGGAACCAGGATCAAAGCGATCATCGTGGATCCATCGGCTGCTTCTTTTATTGCAGAGCTCCGGAAACGGGGATATAAGGTCCTGAAAGCCAACAATGATGTTCTGGATGGAATCCGGTTGGTTGGAATGCTTCTGAACCTGGAGAAGATTGTCTTTGCTTCTTCCTGTAAAGAAACCATAAAAGAATTTGCTTCTTACATCTGGGATGAGAAAGCCCTGGAAAGAGGAGAAGACAAACCGGTGAAACAATTCGATCATTGTCTCACAGGAGATACATTGATAGATACGGTAAAAGGAAAGATTCCAATAGAAAAATTAGTTGGAAAGAAAGGAAAGGTGTACTGCTATGATGTAAAACGAAGAAAGAGAGCAATATCTACATTTTACAATGTACGAAAGACAAGAAAAAATGCAGATATTTATAAACTTACGTTGGAAGATGGGAACAGTATAAAAATGACAGCAGATCATCTTGTGTATACGCAAAGAGGTTGGGTTGCGTTAAAGCATCTTAAAGCAACGGATAAGATTTTGAAAGTTACTGCTTGACTTGTTGCATGTAACATGTTAATATTGTTACATGCAACAAGGAGGTGGGATAAGTAGAAGCGAAAAGCAGAGCTGAGTATTTCAAAGAGCGCAGAGAAAAATTTAAAGCGTTTCATGTTGAGATAGAAAAAGAAAAAATGATGCGTTTTGAAGAAAAACTTAAAGAAAAGAACACCACAAAAAAAGAATGGCTTGATGAAAAAATCAGCGAAGAATTAAAAAAATAAGGAATTCCGCCCCGACCAAAGATTGGAATTCCTTATAGCAAGTAGAAGTTTCCTTCTGTAAATATTATAATGCAGATGGAAGCTTCTTTCAAGAACCAAAATTTGAAAGGAGTTTTTGTTTATGAGCCAGATTGAAAAATTATACAGAGAGTGGTCAGAAGAACAAATAAATAGCGAGGAATTGACAGCTATTTATAGAAGAATAGAAAAAGAATTGAGAGGAAAACTGAGTTTTCAGAAATTCAATGAAATAGATGAACTAATTATGGACTGCGTTATTGCAGAACGAATTGAAGCATTTAAAGGTGGTTTTCAGCAAGCAACTGCCATCTGGAAGGAGTGTTGTTGATGCCCGAAAAATTTCAATTCTTTGACGGAAAAAGATTTACACGTGATGGTAAAACTGGATACTATTTATGTGCCACAGCGGACGAGGGAAAGAGAAAACGGATGCATGTGTATGTTTGGGAATATTTCAATGGTCCAGTACCAAAAGGATACCATATTCATCACATGGATGGAGATAAAAGTAATAATAATATCAAAAACCTTCAATTGTTGTTGGCTACGGAACATGAGCAACTACATGGTTCGATGCTGACAGATGAGCAGAGAGATCGGGCACGAAAAAAATATAGAAAAAGCATCTATCAAAGCGAAGGAGTGGCACAGTAGTAAAGCTGGCCATGAATGGCACAAAATGCATTATGAAAAAATGAAAGAGAAACTATATCAAGTACATAAATTCAATTGCCTTATGTGCGGAAAAGAATTTCAGTCACCACAGACTAAATCAAAATTTTGTTGCAATAATTGCAAGAGTGCATACAGAAGAAAAATAGGCGTTGATAATATTACGAAAATTTGTAGTTTTTGCGGAGAGGAATATATTGCAAATAAATACAATAAAACAAAATTCTGTCCAATTTGTAGGAATAAAAAATATAGAAAAAATAGGCAAAGCTGACGTTTATAATATGGAAGTTAAGAACCACCACAACTTTAGTGTTTGTGGTGGTTTTATTGTGCACAATTGTTGTGACGCTGTGAGGTACCTATGCAGCACCATAATCGGCAGAAAAGTTGCACGTTTCCGAGAGATAAGGAGGTGAGAAAAATACACACATTTACAATACCAAGAGAAGATTTCGATGAGTTAAATCCAAACAAGCAGGTGATTCGTCAGCTGATCAGCAAACATATCAGCATGGTTGAACGACTGCAAAAGAAAATGCGTTATTACGGTGGAGATCATGAGATCCTAAAAGAAAAAAGGAAAAACAAGCTGGTGTGCAATCATGCAAAAGATATCTCAGATACAGCCAGTAGTTACTTCATTGGTAACCCTGTAACTTATAAATCTGAAGCAGTTATCACACCACTTACAGATGCTCTGCAGACTGCAGAAGCTGATGAGACGGACGGAGACAATGGCCTGGAGCTGTCTATTTATGGCATAGCCTACGAATATATCTATGTAAAAGAAAATGAAAATTACTTAGTAACTAAGAATATATCTGCCGAAAATACTTTTGTGGTAAAGGACGACAGCATAGAGGAAAATGAACTCTTTGCTGTTTATTACTATATCCGAAAAGATGATTCTGAAATGCGACCGGATCATTACAGAGCTACGGTAGTAACCCCAAATTATAAATACGAGTTAGATATTGAAAACAGCAACATATACCAGCCAACCACAGAACAGGCAGTGCCACATTACCTTAGTGAAATTCCGATCATTGAATATTTAAACAATAAACTGGCAATCGGAGATTTTGAACTACAGATACCTCTGATTGATGCGTACAACGCACTGATGAGCGATCGTATAACCGATAAAGAGCAGTTCATTGATGCAATTTTGGCTATTTACGGAACATTGCTGACGGATGAGGACGAATCAGATACTGAGGGTGAAGACGAAAGTATTCGAAAAGCAAAAGCACGTTTAAAAGAATATAAAATTCTTGAGATGCCCGATACGGCGAAGGCAGAGTATCTAACAAGGACATTTGATGAGAATGGAGTGGAGATCCTCAAGAAAGCCATTGAACAGGATATCCATAAATTTCGCACATTCCTTGCATGACAGACGAAAATTTTAGTGGCAATGTCAGCGGCGTGGCTATGGAATTCAAGCTTCTGGGTATGGAGAATATTACCAAAATTAAGACCAGATATTATCGTAAGGGCCTGAGAAAAAGAATGAGGATTTTCTGTAAATTCCTTGCAATGAAAGGCGTCAATATTGACATGATGGGAATTACAATGATATTCACCAGAGCTCTTCCTAAAAATCTTCTTGAGATCTCACAGATGGTATCCAATCTGAAAGGCGTTGTAAGCAGAAGAACACTTCTGGCACAGATTCCGTTTGTAGAAAATGTAGATGAAGAGCTTGCAGCTGTGAAAGAAGAAGCAGAAGAAGAATTAAAGCGGCAGCAGGAAGTCTTTGGCTTGAAGGACAATACCCCACCAGAACAGGATCCGGATGATGAGGAAAAGGTAGATGAGTAGGAAATACTGGAAGCAGAGATCTGCCTGGGATATGTATCAGTTCATGGAAGACGCAGAAGAAACAGCAGATCTTATTGCCAGGGTATACCGGAAAGCTTCCCTCCAGCTGGAATATGCTGCAAGAGATATCTTTGAGAAGTTTATGACAAAGTATGGTCTGTCAGAAACAGAAGCCTGGCAGATCATAAATTCCATACAGGATAAAAACTCCATTGATCAGCTGAAACAGGAACTCCAGAACCGGAAAAAGGACAGTGAGATCCTGAAACAGCTGGAAGCTCCGGCGTACCGTGCAAGACTGGAGCGCTTGCAGGATCTCATGTCGCAGGTAGATACGGTGATGCAGCAGGTATACCAGCAGGAGAAACAGTTCGATACCAAACTTCTGGAACAGCTTGGAGAAAAAGCCTATTATCATTCCATTTACAACATGCAGAAAGAAACCGGTCTGGCATTCAATTTTTCTCATGTGAGCAGGAAACAGATCGACCAGGCTCTGCAGATGAAATGGTCCGGAAAACATTTTTCAGACCGTATCTGGCAGAACACACAGCAGCTTGCAGATTCCTTGAAGGATGAATTGCTGATCAGCCTCCTTACCGGCCGGACAGACCGGGAAACAGCGGAATCCATCCAGGCCCAGTGCGGAGGGGGAGCAAAGCAGGCCAGGCGATTGGTAAGAACAGAATCCTGTTACATGGCAGGAGAATTGACTGCACAGAGTTATATTGACTGCGGGATCAAGAATTATCGCTATGTGGCTGTGTTGGATCTTCGTACCAGTAAGATCTGCCGAGAGTTGGATGGAAAGGTTTTTCCAGTGAAAGACCGGAAAGCCGGAGTGAACTATCCGCCCATGCATCCATATTGCCGCTCTACAACAATTTCTGTTATAGACAAAGAAATTCTCAGGAACATGAAAAGAAGTGCCTACAACCCGGAAACAGGGCATGCAGAGATGGTTCCTGCGGATATGACCTACGAACAGTGGTATGAGAAATACGTCAAAGGAAATCCAAAAGCAGAAACCCAGGAAAAAGCAGTTAAAAACGCTGCATCGGACAGGAAACAGTATGATCAGTATCGGGAACTACTTAAAAAAGACATGCCAAAATATTTTGCAGACTTCCAGGAAATGAAGTATAATGAACCTGAGAAATGGGAGAAGTTACAGCGAAAATATCAGGATACACAGCTTCAGGAAAAGATACGTTCAAAAGATTATCCGAAACAAATAGAAGAAGGCAAGCAAGGCAAACATATTTTGGGACATAATAATTATATTGACGGCAGGAGCTATCTGACAACAGATATAAAAGAAGCTCAGGATCTTGTGAACAAGTATGCTGGTACGGGTAAAATTCAAAGAGACAGACAAGGACATTGGAACCACAAAGAAGTTGTAACCATGAGGAAGAATATTGGGGTTTACAAGGATCTTAAAGGAAACGAACTTCCGACCGACATTGCAACAATCCATTATTCGAAAAATGGGGTTCATGTAGTTCCGGCGAAGCCGAGGGAGAAATAAAATGGCAGAAATAACTGAAATGCAGGAAAAGATGATGGAAACATCTGAAAAGAAGATAAGGGTAACGTGTAAAGATGGAAAAATATTCGAAGGAATAAACCAATACTTTACACAGCCGCTTGATAATGAACCGGAAGTAGCTTCTATATGCGTCCAGGAAGAAGGATGTTCATATTTGACGGAGCTGACAGAACCTGAAATTAAGAAAATTGAAGTGATCGAGTAGAGATACCACCAGTCAGAAATGGCCGGTGGTCTTTTTATACCCATTTTTACTAATTGAGCCGGCGCAACAGAGGGGAGGTGAGGACCATGAAAGTGAAATGCACCAAAAGATACAGCGATATCTGTTTAAAGGAAGTTGTTGAAGAAGGGACTGTCCTGGAAGTAACAAAAGAGAGAGGAACACATCTGATCAGTGAAGGCGTTGCTGAGGCAGTGAGTGAGGCAAAGGCAGCAGCCAAAGGAAAGGAATAGGTGATCCGCAGATCTCCCGTTGAGACGCAGGGTGAAGCGTCTTATTTTTATGCCTTTTTTCGCCAGGCGTTAAAGAAGCGGATTCCACAAACTGAATGGCCCGGGCGTGAGAACGAATAGGCTGGGCAGAAAGGAAAAGACATGAGAAACAAATTATTCAAAGCAATGTGTAAAGTTCCAATGAACCTGCAGTTATTCGCAGAAGGCGGAGACGGTGCTGGGGTCGGTGAGGGCAATGGCGGCGGATCTGGCGAAGGTACAGGTGGCGAAGGAGGGGACAACACTCCATCCTTTGATGATTTCCTGAAAACAGGCAGCAACCAGGCTGAGTTTGACAGACGCGTCCAGAAGGCGGTCAATACAGCAGTGACAAACGCACAGGAGAAGTGGCAGGCACTGACAGATGATAAGCTTTCCGAGGCTGAGAAGCTGGCCAAGATGACCAAGGAAGAAAAAGCACAGTACATGCAGAAGAAAAAAGAAAAGGAACTTTCCGACAGGGAGGCAGCAGTAACCAGAAGCGAGCTCATGGCAGAGGCAAAGAACTCTCTGTCAGACGAGGGACTTCCGACAGAACTTGCAGAAGTACTGAATTATACAGATGCGGATGCCTGCAAGAAATCAATGGAAACTGTCAAGAAAGCATTCCAGACAGCTGTTGAAAAGGCAGTAGATGAGAAATTGAAAGGCGGTAAGCCTCCGAAAAAAGCACCGGAAACTAACACACAGGAAGCCCTTGAAAAGCAGGTATACAATGCGATGATGGGTATTTTCTAAAAGGAGAGTGAATAAACAATGGCAATCAACACTTTAGCAACAGCAACCTTATTCATGACACAGCTTGATAAGATCGCTGTCCGGGAAGCAACCACCGGCTGGATGGATGCCAATGCCGGTCAGGTGATCTATAACGGCGGTGCGAGGTAAAGATCCCGAAAATGAACGTTCAGGGAATGGGTGACTATGACCGTGAGAATGGATATCAGCGCGGTTCCGTTACCCTGGAGTACGAAACAAGAAAAATGACACAGGATCGTGGCCGTCTGTTTCAGATTGATCCGATGGACATTAATGAAACAAACTTTATCCCAACAGCTAGCGCGATTATGGGAGAGTTCCAGAGAACACAGGTAGTTCCGGAGATTGACGCATACCGTATTAGCAAACTGGCCACTGAAACAATCACAGCCAATAAGGCAGGAATGATCGGAGAATCTTACGTGCCAGGAGCAACAGGAACATCTGCCCTGCGTAAGCTGAAAGAAGGAATCAAGGCGGTAAGAGAAAACTATAACGGAGCTCTTATTTGCCAGGCAACACCGGATTTCATCATGGAACTGGAGCTGGAGCTTGCGGGTAAGATCACAGCAGTAACGTTCTCAAAAGGTGGAATTCAGACCCAGGTTCCTTCTGTAGATGGCGTACCGCTGGTTTCCACACCTTCCAACCGTATGTACACAACCGTTAAGGTTAATGACGGTAAAACAAGCGGGCAGGAAAAAGGTGGATACGAAAAAGGAACATCTGCAAAGAACCTGAACTTCTTCATCTGCCCGGTAACAACACCGATCGCGGTGACAAAGCAGGATATCATGCGTATTTTTGACCCGACAACAAACCAGAAACTGAACGCATGGCAGATGGATTACCGCCGTTTCCATGATATGTGGATTCTGGACAACAAACTGAATTCCATCTACCTGAGCATGCAGGAGGCAAAAGCATGAGACTGATCCGTAAAAATGTGGAAAGAGAAGCTGATGGGACAACAGCAGAAAAGCTGATCAGCGATGGATTTACGCCAATGGGAGAAAAAAAGCCAGATACAGTACCAGAAGAGAAAGCCGGCAAGAATATTGAAGATATGACAGTTGAGGAGCTGAAAGCTCTTGCAAAGGAGAAAGGCCTGACTGGTGTATCTTCCCTTGCCAAGGCAGATCTGCTTGCTATTTTGAAAGGATGATCCTGTGGCGAAAAGTAAAGACATAGAAAGAGTTCAGACCTTGACAGGAGAAAAAGATGAGGATCTCATAGAGATTCTTCTTGATGATGCAGAAGCTTTCGTACTGTCTTACACAAACCGGACACGATTAAAAACTGGACTTGAAAAAGCAGTCAGGGATCTTGCCGTGATCGCTTTGAACCGGATGGGAACGGAGGGGGAAAAGTCCAGAAGTGAGGGCGGAGAGAGTTACACTTTTGATGATGCGCCGAAGCAGATCTATGACACACTGAACCGGTATCGCCTGGCCAGAGTAGGAGGCAAGACTTATGAGGCTGAGAAGAAACAGACTTGAGGAATTTTTCCACAAGAAAATGACGGTAAAAAAAGACAAGGAAGGCAGTACCAGTGAAGAATATGGTGCTGCCTCTTCCGTTACCGGGGAGATCTGGCCGGCATCCGGAAAGGTACAGGCTGAACAGTACGGCCAGCGGCTGAACTACATCCGGAATGTACGGTTGCAAGGAAACTATAAGATCCAGGCTGATGAAAAAAACCGGCTGCATTATATCATGGAAGATGGAACAGATATAGAAGAGCGGGATGGGATTTGTTTATATGTGGCAGCAGATCAGTCACCGGATTATCGGATCATATCTATCAAGCCATATCGTTTCCTGACCATGGAGGTAGAAAAGATATGAGCGTAAAAGGATTTGATGAGGTAGCAAAAGCACTGTATGAGGCGTCCGAGTTGGACACCCGGCAGGCTGTAAGCGAGGCAATTCAGTTTGTACGTTCAGCAGCAGTTGAGAATTGCCATGCAGATACCGGAGAACTCAGACAAAGTATTTTTGCCGAGATTACAGAACAGGAAGATACTGTCACTGGCACCTGCTGGACAAATAAAGCTTATGCACCATATTTGGAATTTGGAACCGGACCGAAAGGGCAGGAGAAACATGCTGGTATCTCTCCGAAAGTCACTCCAGTCTATGCCCAGCAGCCATGGTGGATCCATGAAAGTCAGGTAGACAGACGTGTAGCTGAAAAGTATCGTTGGCCCTGCATAGATGCTCCGGACGGCAGATTCTATAAATGCAGCGGAAATCCGGCCTATCCGTTCCTGTATCCGGCCATGAAGGATAATGAAGAACAGATATTAAAGATACTGGGTGGAAACCTTGTGTCAGATTTGGAGGATATATGAAGAATGTAAAAGATCAGGTGTATGCGGCACTGTGCACGGTATCAGAAAATGTTTCAGATGCGTACCCGCGTTCCTGGGCGGAGGGATCAACAATTCAGTATACAGAAGAGCAGAATGATGTATACGAAGCCAGTTCCGATGCCGAAGGAATGAGGGAAGACAAAGCTCTGGTAAGATACCGGATCGATATCTGGAACAATCACAGTACCTCAGAGGCGGCTCTGCAGGTGGATGAGGCAATGAAAGTAACAGGCCTGAAGCGGATCGCATGCGCAGACGTGCCGGATCCGTCAGGAATGAAACATAAACAGATGCGTTATGAAGGAATCATTGATATGGATTCTGACAGCGTGTATTGGAGATAAGGAGGAACAGAGATGTTAGCGAATGGAGCAACATTAGGCTATAGGAAACATACAGATGGCGGAAGCAGCTCTGCAGCTTATACAGACCTTCCGGGATTGAAAGAAATTCCGGAAGTCGGTGTGGAACTTGATAAAGAGGAAAACACCTGCCTTACAGATCCGCATAAGATGTACGAGAATGGTATCGGAGATCTTCCGGACATGAAGTACAAATGGAAATACGACAACAGTAAAGCAAACAGTCCATACAGAGTTATGAGAGATGCGGCAGACAAAAAAGAACTCTGGGATTTCCAGGAAAAAACAAAAGATGGAACAGTTACCGAGTTTACTGCACAGTTTTCTGTAAAGCGTACAGGCGGAGGAGTAAACGGCGTGATTGAGTTCGAAGCAACCATGGCCGTACAGTCCGAGATCAAACAGACAGATCCGGCGTAAGGAGGAATAAAAGATGATGAATTTTGAAGGTATTCAGGATCTGGGCGGAGCATCTGCTCAGAATGAAGTACAGGTTCCAGATGAAAAAGTTGTGAGTCTGGAGGAACAGAAGAAAAAGAGGCAGCCTTTTGCTTACTGGAATGTAGGCAGCAGGAGCTTCAAGATGAAACTGAAAGCATCCGGAATCGGACGCCTGGAAAACAAATACAGACAGAACCTTATGAACATGTTGGATGATATGCCACCGCTCTCTGTGATGCTGACGATCATCCAGGAAGCGATGTCTCCATGGGAGCATGGCGTTGACTATCAGGACGTACAGAAAATTTATGATGCCTGGATCGAGGAAGGAAACAGCCAGCTGGAACTTTTCCAGAAGGTTCTGATCCCTCTTATGGTGGTATCGGGTTTTTTACCGGAGAAAATGGCAGCAAATCTGATGGAGGACATCGAGAACATCTGATGTCAGAACAGCTCTCAGAGCTTTATCCGGTAGCCCTTGAGATGGGGCTTCCGGCAGAAACATTCTGGAACCTTTCCGTAAATGAAATTTTCGATACTCTGTCAAATATCAGAAGACGGCTGCTAAGAGAAGAAAAGCAGCGGATCACGGATAACTTCATCCAGGCCCAGGCCATAGCAGTAGATATCTCAGCGTTATTTGCCAAAGATGGCAAGATGGCTCATCCCTGGGATTATTATCCGGAATTGTTCGAAAAGGAACAGAAGATATACGAAGAAGCAGAAGAAGCCCGCCAGTGGGAAGAGTACATGGAAAAAAGAAGGGCGTACAACGCCGAATGGAACTATAGACACAATCATTAATTTTCTGAGAAAAAGAGGGGAGGTGAGACCATGGGAGATACACTTCATAAGATGCAGGTGGTCATTGAAGCAACAACAAAACCTTTGAAGAAAGAAATGGAAGAAGGTCAGCGAGAAGTAAAGAAAACCGTTAATGAGATCCAAAAAGAAACAGAAAAAATAAAAAACCCGTTTCGAGGAATGGAAAGTAAAGCATTGCAGCCGGTAAGAAATACTCTGAACAAGATCAGAGAGATGATCGGAAAGAATCCAGTTAAGAATTTCCAGATCAAGGCTGGCATCAAAGTTCCAACGGAAGAGTACGCCGAACTGCAGGAAAATTTATCAAAAGCGCAGCAATCATTGGAAAAGTTACAAGAAAAACAGCGGAAATTTGAAAACACGGGTAAATCTAAAGAGAACCAGCAATGGAAAAGCCTTGTAGTTGACATTACTCAAGCTGAAAAAAAACTCAATGAATACAAAGATGCTGCAGCTAAAATGGAAATGACAGGAACCGCTCTTAAACTGACACCTACAAACGAATATCGTGAAATCAGAAATTCTGTAAAAAGTTTAAACGAAGAAATAGAAAAATATGAAAAAAAAGGTGAAAAGCTTGAGGCGATGGGCGTTAAGAAAGAAAGCAAGCAATGGAAAAGCCTTATATACGATATTGAACAAGCTCGCGGGAAGCTGTTTGAGTATGAAGAAAAAATGAAATCGTTAGAAAAATCAGGAAAATCAACTCAGGCAGTGCCAACAGAAGATTATCAAAAATTACAAAACGATATTTTAAAAGTAAATAAAGAACTTGATGCTTATCACGAAAAAGAAAATAAGCTCCAAGCTTTGGGCGTATCAAAAGAAAACCAGGAATGGAAAAGCCTTACATATGATATTGATCAAGCAAAGATAGCTGTAGAGGAGTATAAAACAAAGGCCAGACAGATGGAATCCTCAAATACAGACGTAAAGCGGCCGGTATCTCTTCCGAAACAGGCATTGAACTTTGGGACAGGAATTTTCAAAGGAATAGGAGCAACTGTTTCGAAGGGGTGGGGAGGCTTTACAAAGCTTCTTGGAGGTGTTGGAAACGTTGCATCTTCCTTCACCGGTGTGATCCGAAAATGCTCCGGTGCTTATGCTGCACTAATCCAGAAGTTCACATCCGGAATCCCGTTTCTTAACAGGACAAAATCTTCGTTCAATGGTCTGGGAACATCCGGACGAGGCTTGACAGGTATACTGAAGACGATCGGAATGACTGCAAAATTTATGTTTGCAAGTTTTGTGATCCGTGGAGCTGTAGATGGTGCAAAGCAGGGATTTCAGAACCTTGCACAGTACAGTGGAGAAACAAACAGAAGTCTTTCTCTGCTGATGTCTTCTCTGACACAGCTCAAAAATTCACTGGCCACAGCCTTTGCACCAATCCTGAATGTTGTAGCACCAATTCTGAACAATTTCATTCAGACGGTTATCAACGTGGTAAATTCCATAGGCCAGCTGATGGGAGCCCTCACAGGCAAAACCACCATGGTCACGGCCAAGAAAGTCAATCAGGATTATGCTGCAAGTCTTAACAGTACCTCAACGGGTCTGAAGAATAATGCAAAGAACGCAGATACGGCATCAAAAGCAGCAAAACAATATCAGCGCACTCTTCTGGGATTCGACCAGATCAACAAGCTGAACGATGATTCAGACAGCTCCGGATCAGGAGGAACAGGAAGTGGAACGGATACATCACCGCTTGGTGGCGTTAATGATATGTTCCAGACAACGGCTATCAAGAGTCGCTTCAAAGATCTTGCAAAGCTGATCAAAGATTCCTGGAAGTCCGGTGATTTCACAGAACTTGGAACCATAGTCGGCAATAAGCTCAACGATGCTCTGGAACGTATTCCGTGGGACAAGATCCAGAACACCTGCAATAAGATTGCAAAAAGCATTGCCACTTTTCTGAATGGCTTTATTGAAGCTACGGACTGGAAATTAGTTGGAAATACATTTTCCAAAGGGCTGAACACTGTCTTTGGATTTGCAGATACCTTTGCAAAGAATTTCCATTGGAACAGTCTTGGAAAAGCGATCGGGGATGGGATCAATGGTGCGCTGGAAGGCCTTGACTGGAATCTGATCAAAGGGACTGTGCACGATACCGTATCAGGACTGATAAGCACACTGAATACAGCAATTGCAACGGCAGACTGGAAAAAGATTGGAAAAACCGTAGGCGAGTATTTCAATACACGTTTAGAAGCCCTTTATACAGCAGTTTCACAATTTCATTGGAGCAATCTTGGAAAATCAGTGTCTGATGCAATCAACAGTGCGGTAGCCACATTCGATGCTGCAAAAGCTGGGAAAACTGCGAATGATGCAGTTAAGGGCATTTTGGATGCGTTTATCCAGGCTGTTGAGAATACAAACTGGCAGCAGGTTGGGGAGAAGATCAAGGAATTCCTGGTCAATATTGACTGGGCAGGCATTGTTGAGAAAATTTCAGAAGCATTTGGAGCTGCATTTGGAGCATTTGCAGCTACGATATGGGCGATTATCGGAGACGCCTGGAAACAGGTTGTAAAATGGTGGAAAGATACAGCTTATGAAGACGGCAAATTCACGATCAAAGGATTGTTTAATGGAATAATTTCCGCATTAAGAAACGTAGGTTCTTGGATCAAAGAACACATTTTCACACCATTTATAAACGGATTCAAAAAAGCTTTCGGAATCCATTCGCCGTCAACTGTAATGAAGGAACAAGGTGGATTTATCATTACAGGATTATTCAATGGCCTGAAAGCAGGTATGCCAGGTATTTTGATCTGGATTGGTAAAATTCCAGGATGGACAAAGGACAAGCTTGGAAATGCTAAGAACTGGCTGACGGGAAAAGGCAAGGATGCCATCATAGGGCTGAAAAATGGATGGGAAGCTGTAAGAGAATCTGTATTTTTGAGCAGAGTAAAGAAAATCGGCACCCAATCATTTAATGCGATTGGAAATATCAAGAGCAAAGTAACGCCAAAAGGACGAGATATTATAAGTGGACTAAAATCTGGATTCAACGATAACTGGAATTCGCTGTCAAGTATATTAAACAGAATACCGAACAAAGTGTCTAATGCGATCCCAAATTTATATAATGTCGGAAAAGATGTTATACAAAATTTTGCAAATGGTTTTTCGAGTGTGCATATCCCGATGCCGCATATTGGATGGGACTGGAATGGTGGAAACATCAAAATTGGAAACTTTAGCTTTTCATTGCCAAGGTTCAACTTGAACTGGTATGCAAACGGAGGATTTCCGGATATGGGGGAAATGTTCATTGCAAGAGAGTCGGGTCCGGAGCTTGTAGGAAAGATGGGTAATCGTTCTGCGGTAGCAAATAATAACCAAATCATAGCCGGAATCCGTGCAGGTGTATTCGAAGCGGTTGTAAATGCTTTTGAAAGCATGCAGGGCAGCAGTAACCGTAGCCAGGAGATTCGTATCTATCTGGAAGGTGATGCAAAGAAACTATTCAAGATGATCCGTCAGGAAGGAAACAACTATCAGAAACAGACCGGAAATCCGGTGTTTGGATAAGGAGGCGGCAAAGTGACAGATGATATCATTATTGACGGAGTTACGATGCCGACTCCGGCCCTTTCGGGTTTGACAATAAAAAAAGAAAAAATCTGGTCAAATAATACAGGGCGTGCTGCAGATGGTGAGATGATGGGCGACCTTATCGCCGTTAAATATACGCTTGAAATTACATGGCCAATGTTAAGCAGAGCAGATACAGCAAAGATTGATGCAGCAATAAGTTCCGCTTTCTTTAATGTTACATTTACAGATCCCGGAAGTAATTCAAGGATAACAAAACGTTTCTACTCAAATACACCATCCTATCCGGTATACAGCTATGTAGATGGCGTGAAAACGTATAAAGGAGTAGGTGCAACGCTAATTGGAAAATAAGGAGGAAACAAACATGTTAAAAGGCACAAAATCAATGAATCTCAGCTACAGTTCCATTATCGATGGAAATAGCGTGGTATATATGACCGCACAGGTTCCGGAAACTGGAAGAAGCAACTGCACAAAGACCATACAGGATCAGGAAATGTATGAAGCGAATAAAGAGGAATGCAGAAAAGACATGGCTGCATTTGATGAGCTTCTGTGGAAGCTGGAGGATCAGGGCGCAGTGGACACAACAGATACTTCTGAAACGGAGGAACCGGCATGAAAATGAAAAACAGTGAGATCGTAGCATTTTTAAATATCTGTGCAGGCCTGAGACAGAAACGCTTGCCCGTCCGGCTTGCATATGCGATCAAGAAAAACATATCTTCTGTCCAGGAGGCAGCAGCAGCCTACACGGATGAAAGAAAAGAACTTATTGACCGATATGCCAAAAAAGACGAAAACGGTGAATATCTGGAAGAAGATAATTGCTACATCATGGGAGATAAAGCAGGTTTTGAAAAAGACATGAGCGAGCTTCTCGGAATCGAGACCGAAGTGGAAATCCATACGGTTTCAATTGCCGTAGTTGAAAAATGTGATGATGATCTGAAGTATGATGCACTGACCATGGAAGAACTGGATGTCATTGATTACATGCTGACAGAATAAGGAGGCGGTCCTGTGTATCAGTCAACAACAGCATTCGGAAATCTGATACAGCAGGATTCCCGAACTTTTAAGGCTTTGATCACATATGAAAAAAAGTCCATTACAAAAGTTAAAAACATCAAGCTTACCGGTGGATCGGAAGGCGGGGAAGATTTTTCCCTGGGATCAACGATGTCGCAGTATATCGAGGTAACGATTCCGGATGGCAACATCCTGCTCGAGGGAAAAGAGATCCTCCTGCAGATCGGGATGGACGTGAACGGTCTGACAGAATACATCCCGATGGGATACTTTACCGTAGGGAAGCCAAAGAAAGCGGACGATCAGATCACATTCACAGCTTACGACCGTATGATGAACACAGAGCGGACGTTTTCCATGGATGGCACAACCACAAATACAGTGACAGTACTGAAGAAGATTGCGGATATCACAGGCGTTCCTGTAGTGACATCCGGATTAACGGCGATATCCATGAAAGTGCCAAAAGGATATAGCTGCAGGGAAGTGCTTTCCTATGTAGCGCAGCTTCATGGCGCGTTTGCTGTATGCAATCGTAGAGGTCAGATCGAGCTGCATACCTATGTGGATTCAGATTATAAAGTAAAACCAAATCGGTACTGGGGAAATTTTGAACATAATGATTATGTTTTTGATGTTTCAAAATTTGTGTGTTTTACGGGCCAGGACAAAAATGGAAAAAGCATATCAATATCTTCAGGATCCGGAGCAAGGTCCGTGTCGTTTTCCAATCCATTCATGACGCAAACAGCTCTCAATAATATTCTGGCATCGTTCAAGAGCTTTTCTTATATGCCCGGAACTCTGAAAATGATGGGAGATCCCCGCCTGGATCCATGGGACGTCCTGACAGTAGAAGATCTGTCCGGAAATACATATAAAGTCCCGGTCATGAAACTGGAATGGGAATATGACGGAGGCCTTACGTATTCTGTCGAGGCGGTGGGTCTGTCAGAAGAAGAAACCAATGCAGACTATAAGGGACCTCGGACAAAAGAGATGGAACGGTATTACGCACAGCTGGTCATGATCGACCAGGCGATGATCAACAAACTGGATGTGGATACTGCAAACATCACATATGCCACTATAAAAAATCTGAATGTAGTGGAAGAAAATGTGCAGAGGATAAATGGAGAGATAGGATCCTTTAAAGAATTGACTGCTACGAACTTTGAAGCCGCAAATGCAAAGATTGATATTCTTGATTCTAATTACGCAAATATCAAAGTGCTTTTGTCCGGCGGTGCAGGCATCGGGGATCTGCAGAACATCCACCTAACCTCACAGAACGCGGTTATTGACTCAGCATTGATTCGATCAGCCGTGATGCAGACGGTATCCGTAGCAGATCTTCTTGCCGGCACGATCTCAACAAATAAATTCCTGATAGCCTCCGATGACGGCGGCATCCGTATCCAGGGAGCTACCCAGCAGTGGTCGGATTCAGACGGAACAGTCCGGATGCAGGCCGGACGGGATGCGAAAGGAGACTTCACATTCTCCCTGTTTGACAAGACGGGGAAAGGAATCCTGATCGATGCAACAGGTGTTAAGCCTGATGCGATAGCAGATGGCTTAATTGTCAACAAGATGGTCTCCGACAACGCCGCCATAGCCGGTTCCAAGCTGGACATCCCTTCCGTGGTATCTGCGATCAACGATAGCTCACAGACGATCAAGAGCAGTTGTATCTGGTTTGATGATCAGAAACAATCTCTGAACCAGATATACAGTCAATTGAATATGAATGTTACTGAAATACGTTCTACTGCATCATCTGCAGCCGGTAAAGCAGACGCGGCAAGCAATACAGCGAGTGCTGCAGCAAAAACGGCGCAGGAAGCGTTATCTGCCTTATCAGGAATATCCACTCTGGATGCACTGGGAGCAGCATTAAGCAATGATGCGCATGTGGTTCATACAAACACAGACGGATCCGGAGGGGACTATAGCGGATGCTATACGGGAATGACAGTGTACCTTGGAGATACGGATGTTTCCGATGACAGTGCGTTCTCGGCAGCTCCATCTGTGGGAGTGACCGGACGCTGGGATGAGGCGAGCAGAACCTATCATGTCACAGCAATGACATCAGATAATGGATATGTTGATATCGAAGCATTATACGGAACGGGGAAACGCTATCTGACAACAAGGAAAGGCCTGAGGCTTACAACCCGGTCTGGAAGCTATATACTTGTGCAATCCGGAGGAACGCGGATCAAGAAAAGATTCAGTATCAGTAAAGCGAAAGACGGGAAGATAGGCCTGTCCTATGATCTGCACTGTTCTACGTTAGCAGTCCGGAAACAGAAAGACGGGAAAACATTGATACCGGCATCAATCACATTTTCAGCAACACAGAACGATAACGGCCTGATCAAAAGTTATCCTGGAAGATACCGCATCCATGAGTCAGAAGATGGTACGAACTATACGCAGAAATATATATCTGCAGGTGACGAGATTCAGAAGATATACACTCCATCCGGCGCAAAAATAAAAGCTGTCAGATGCGTCCTGTTGTCTGCAGGAGGGGTGTCCGAGTTGGACACCCAGACAGTGATTATCCTTACAGATGCGGAAGGTCTGACGGATGATATCAAAAAGGCCCAGGATACCGCCGATAAAGCAAAGGAAGCCATCATAACAACAAATCAAAATGTGGCAAATATAGAGTCAAGCATGGAGGGATTTCGGACACAGCTGTCAGAAACAACAACAGACCTGCATGGCCTTACGGATAACACTTTGCTTTTTAATGTGAAGTATCAGGATAACGGAGATGAAACAACGACATTAACAGCAATCGTGTATAAAAACGCCGCTGATGTTACGAAAAAATATCCACCAAGGTGGTTTACCTGGTACAGAAAAACAGAATCCGGCGAAAAGTATCTTAAATACGGATATAGCATCACAGTTAAAAATTCAGAATATGAATTTGGCGGGGTATGTGTAGGGATATTTGCTACATACGACACTCTAAATCTTGTCACAAGGTCTGGGAAAAGACTAATAACTCGATCAGGAAAATATATAACAATCTGGAGGGAAATATAACATGGCAGATCAGAACATTACAGCATTACCGGTAACAACAGCACCAGCGGAGTCGGATCAGTTTCTCGTTGTCGGAGCGGCAGAGGAAAAACTGATTGACTACAACAAACTTGCGGATGCGATTCTTACAAAACTGACCTCAAAAAAATACACATTAGATCAGGGGAGCCAAACATTAGTTGCAGCTATTAATGAGCTAAACTCAAAAATGATCGATGGAAAATCGTACACATCATTGGACGACATCCCAGTGCAGTCACATGGAACATATGTTCTTCAAGAGGCCATCCGGCCGGCTCCAGGGGCTGCCACATACATGGGTTTTTGCTACGGAAGAGCAACTATAAAGGTCCTTGTGCTGATAAGACCGTATACACGGGAGATTCATGTGAATGCCTATCAAGATTCGGGCTGGAAAGGCTGGAAAACCTATAGTTAATTCTTGTTCTAAAGCCGAAATAGAGAGAAGGTAAATGAATGAGATTTCAGAAGGAAGTCAATATTTTTGCACGCGATGCAATTCTGAAGCGTTTCCAGGCAAATGAGACAAACTTTTCTGTACTAAAAGGCAGAATAGAAGCATTGATCAGCGAAAGCGAGATTATCGAACTACAGAACAGTAAAGTTACGATGTACAGCAAGCTTGCTAATATAAAACTCACTGTAGACGGGTTATCACAATCTTATACGGATATATCATCAAAATACGATTCTGTATTTGGCCAATACACAAGCCTGGATGCGAAAGTTGCGGAATATAAGTCAGGTGTGGATGGACTGACACAGAACCTGTCTCATGTACAGACAGACTTGAAAAATAATTACAGTACCACGGTAGCCATGAATGCTGCTATTAAAGCGGAAATAGATGGCTTTTCATCGAAGGTATCAAAAACATATGCCACCGGATCAGATGTTAAGCAGAAATTAAAGACAGTAGATGCGACTGCACAAGGATATGCGGATGCAGCTAAACAGGCAGCTATTGACACTGCAAAAGCTTCCACGGATGAACTGCTGAAATCATATGCTACAGTGAAACAGATGCAGTCAGCAATAGATCAGAAAGCAGACAGCATCACAAGTGCGGTATCATCCACTTACGCAACAAAAGCTTCCGTTACATCTCTGGAAACCTGGAAAAAGGAAGCATCACAAAAGATTACTGACAGCGCAATTATATCAACCGTCAGTTCCAGTTCTGCATGGAATAAAAAAGCAGATAAAGCATTCTTGATCAGCCAGATCAATCAGAGCGCAGAAAGAGTCTCGATATCTGCAAGTAAGATCAAACTCGAAGGCGTTGTGACTGCAAATAACTATTTTAGGATCAATACGGATGGTTCTATGGAAGTTGAACATGGCTATGTAGGCGACTGGGAAATAAAAAATGGAAACCTATCAGCAAATGGGATCATTATGGATGCGTCAGGCGGTTTTTTACAATTTGGAACTGACACGAAAAAGGTGCTCAGACAAGATACATCTGGAACATTATATTATACTCAATATACAGATGATGAAAATTATTCAGGACTTCTGTTTGGAAGAAATGGAATCAAGGCATATACAATGGATTCGGGCGTGGAGGAACTATGGCTTAACGACATTGAACCAACAGAAAATTATATTTTGCGATTTACAAAAAAGAAAGTAACAATCGGTGTAAATGCGGTTAATGCTGATACTGTAAACTTCGGAAAGCTCACTGGTGAAAGCGCTTCTATTACTGGAAATTTTACTGTTGCTAAAAAATTTACATTTCGTGATTATGGAGAAGAGGATCAGCCGTCGAATCCGGTCGTAAAAAGAAGGCCGGTTGCTTCGGCCGGAACAACCACAAAGCGAGTGGCATATCTTTCATCCGGGACGATCACTGGAGCAAATGGGAAAAGCACCCTTTCAGTATTTGGCCAGTGGGGATCAAGTAGTTATAGCGCTAAGACCTTTTATGCTGATTCCGATTCCGACATTAGACTGAAAGAAAATTTTAGAGAATGTAAAGTAAACGCTCTTGAAGCTGTCGAGCAAATGAAAGTGTGTTCGTTTGACTGGAAAAAATCAGGAATTCATCAGCCGCTTGGAATTGTTGCGGATGAGCTTGAAGAGATTGATCCGCTATTGACATTAGGCGGTGGTTACAATGAAGATGGAAGCATGAACATCAAACAAATTGATCGCTTACTTCTGGCAGAGTATGCAATAAAAGCAATTCAGGAGTTGTCGGAAATGGTAAAAAAACAGAATAAACGTATTGAAGGACTTGAGAGGAGGCTGAGTTAATGCTTCATGAACGGGGAAAGCTTACTGATCAGGAGCATCAGGAACTTATCAATCTTGAAGAGGAGGGAGCATGACCGTAGGAATCATGATCCTAACGTTCTTTACGGGAGCAGTTGTGGGATTAGGAACTATGTGCTTAGTGCAAGCAAGAAACATGACAACAAAATTACAGATCATTAGCCGCCTGTGGTCGCATATCACAGATCTCAGATTAATACTGAGAGGAACGTCCAGCAAGACTTTGGAAGAGATTGAAAATGAGATCGACATCACAGAAAACCTCTGCAGGCCATATGCGGACGCAGACGATGAGGAGGCCTTTAAATGAAAAATAAGAAAAGAAACATCAGAGCGGAGCCGGGAGGCTCTTATTTTTATATCAAATTGCGCCGGCGCAACACCGGAGAAAGGAAGTAGAGTGGAAACAATCATTTCATCCTGCATCAGTGCAACTGTGACGCTCCTGGTGTGCCTGATCAGTAATCACAGCCAGCAGGAAAAAACACGAGCACTGATGGAATACAAACTTGAGGAACTGACGAAAAGAGTAGACAAGCACAATAATGTAGTGGAACGGACATATTTTCTTGAAAAGAAAATGGAAGTTCAGGAGGAACAGATTAAAGTAGCGAACCACCGGATTTCAGATCTGGAAGGAAAGGAGAACTGACATGTTTAAAAATTGCGTATTCAAACCAAGTGTAGATACTGTGAAATGGCTGAAAAGAGCTGGAATCAGGGCACTGAAGACAATGGCTCAGACTGCAGTAGGCGTGATCGGTGCCGGAAGCGTGATTTCAGCAGTGGATTGGAAGATGGTAACATCAGCAGCAGTCGTGGCCGGGGTAGTAAGTATACTTACCAGCGTAGCAGGAATTCCGGAAGTAGAGGCAGAAGAGGGTGAGTGATCACCCTTTAGCAAGGAGAAACAATATGTTAAAAATTATGGGGAAATCGCAGGCTAGCATTGAGCAGATGCAGGCCTACATCAAGAAAGTAAACCCGCAGGTGTCCGATTCGGTCACAAAGATGATCTCTCTGTACATCACAGAAGGATCAACAGAGGGCGTGCGTGGAGACATTGCATTTGCTCAGAGTTGCCTGGAGACAGGCAACTTTACGTTTTCAGGATCAGCAGTAACCCTCGATCAGAATAATTTCTGCGGGTTAGGCGTAAACATCACGGGAAAGAAAGGCTGTAGCTTCAAAACGGCGAAAGAAGGGATCAGGGCGCAGATCCAGCATCTGCAGGCTTACGCTTGCACAGACGGACTGAAACAGAAATGTATTGACCCGCGATATACATACGTATCAAGAGGCTGCGCTGAGTATGTTGAGCATCTCGGCATCCAGGAAAATCCCAAAGGTCAGGGCTGGGCTGCTGGAAAAAATTACGGAGCTCAAATTATCGAGATTTTGAATGCAATATTATCAACAGGAAAGGAAGAAAATACTATGAATATCACAAAAATGATCAGCAAAAAGAATTGTTATATCGGCCAGAACAAGCCGGCATATATTGTAATCCACGAAACGGATAACTGGAGTAAGGGGGCAGATGCCAAAGCCCATGCAACAGCGATGAAAAATGGCAACCTTGCCGGAACCGTGCACTACTATGTAGATTCCAAGTCCGTCTATCAGACACTCGATCACAGTGACGGAGCCTGGGCTGTAGGTGACGGAAAAGGAAAATACGGTATTACAAACCGAAATTCTATCAACATCGAGATCTGCGTAAACCCAGAAACGGATTACTATAAAGCAGTAGATAAAGCAGAACAGCTGGCAGCACAGCTTCTGAAGCAGTATGGATGGGGAACAGATCGCCTGAAACGCCACTATGATGCTTCCAGGAAGAACTGCCCGCGCCGGATCCAGGAAGAAGGACGCTGGCCGGAATTTGTAAAAAAGACTGCAGCATATATGAAGGGAGCAACGACAGTGAAGAATACGACAACAAAGAACACAGTAACATTAACTGACAAGATCGAAGTCCAGTTCCCGGTGATCCAAAAAGGCAGCAAAGGAACGGCTGTATCCATGTTGCAGGCCATGCTCGGAGTGAAGGTGGATGGTGATTTCGGAAACGATACAGATACATCACTGAAAGCATTCCAGAAAAACGTAAAGCTCACAGCAGACGGGATTTGCGGAAAAGACACCTGGACAAAGGTGATTGAACACATGAAGGTCAATACAAAATAACTTCCTAATTATATTATATGAAATGTCCGGCAGGTACCCACTGCCGGACGGATATTGCATCATATAGATTACATAATATCATCATTTATGTGCTAATGTCCTGGCAATCATGTCATTTACATTAAACCGGGTATATACAGAATGGTACCGGAACAAAGGCTATGACTACACCATCACTTCTTCCACAGCATACGATCATAAATGGATCAATGGCCGGAATATTTTTGACAGCATCGACAGGATTGTGGATGAGCTTTTTGAAAACTATCTTTCCAGACCGAATGTGCGGCAGCCTATCCTGACGCAGTATTGTGATGGCAGACGGGTGCAGTGCAGGGATCGTGGCTGGATGACACAGTGGGGAAGCAAGTCTTTGGGAGATCAGGGATATTCTGCAATTGAGATCATACGGAGTTTTTATGGAAATGATATGTATATCAATGTAGCAGAGGCAGTTTCTGGGATTCCTGTATCCTGGCCGGGATATGACCTGACAATTGGTGTTACCGGGGAAAAAGTGCAGCAGATTCAGGAACAGCTTAATGCTATAGCAAAAGCTATCCCGCAATTCCAACTGTGA